GAACGAGATAAAAACAATAAGAGAAATGGGCGGAACGATACTGCTCGTGAAGAGGGGACAGGATCCTGAATGGTTCACGGATTACGTGGAAGGAAATGTCATACCTAAAAATGTACATTCGTCCGAATACGCATGGGCCAAATCAGAGTACGATCACTTGATCACTAATGACGGGACGTTGGAAGATTTACATTCAAAAATAGACGACCTAATCGTCAGCGACAAGATCACCCACACGCCATCCGAGTCTACGGGTACTACCCAATCGTTGGCAATTGGCACAAACAGTTTTTAGATTAACAGCATTAGTATTCCTCAGATTCCCATCCACGAACAACACATCCAACTGAGCCTGTGCTTGTGCCTTGAATCCACACAGTTCACACTTCTTATGCTTCTTGTATCCTGAACGTTGCAACGCAGTCACACCACCTACTCGCTTACCGGCTTTTTTCCTGATGCAAGTATCACACTTGCTACGCCAATATATCCTACCATATCTTTTATAAGCATAGGCCCTAGGCTTGGTCTTACACTCCTTACACAACGGTCTGTCTTGGTACTGCATGTGTGTATTTACGTCACCTATATAGGCACCTCGAAAACGGTAAATTATGTCAACAAAACCGTATGATTGAATAAATAACTCTAGTATATACGTAACTTGCAAGGAGAATACGAAAAATGGCATTAACATCACCAGGAGTAGAAGTTTCAGTAATAAACGAGAGCTTTTATGTACCATCAGACGCGGGTACAACACCACTATTCATAATAGCATCATCACAGGATAAGACAAACGGAGCAGGCGACAGCACAGCGACAGGAACAACAACAGCCAACGCCAACACTGCTTACTTGATCTCATCTCAGAGAGAATTAACAGAGACTTTTGGAGATCCAAAATTCTACACAGACGCTTCAGGAAATTCATTACACGGTTATGAGTTGAACGAATGGGGTCTACAAGCGGCTTACTCTTTCCTAGGAGTTGCCAACAGAGCTTACGTTCTAAGAGCGAACGTGGACACAGCAGATTTGCTTGGAAGTGCTTCGGCACCGACGGCGGCACCAACAAATGGAACATACTGGTTTGACCTTGCATCAAGCAGTTACGGTACATTTGAATGGTCTCAGACTAATCAAAGTTTCACAACAATTACTCCAACGCTTGTTACTTCAACAAGTGATTTAGTTGGCGGTGTTTCGACTGGTGCACCCAAGACTTCAATTGGTTCGATTGGTGATTACGCAATCAACACAACACACGTTACTAACAAGATGTACAAGAAGACATCAAGCAACACTTGGGTACAGGTTGGTTCATCAGCATGGAACACATCACTACCAGTTGTTTCAGTTGCTTCAGGAACCACAGTTACACAAGGTCAGACAATGATCATGAACGGCGTTACTATATCAGTATCAGCTGGAACATCTTTGGCCAATGTTGTATCGGCGATCAGTACTAACGTGACAAACGTAACTGCAAGTGTTAACAGCACAACAGGTAACCTAGAGATATTCCACAACGGTAAGGCTCTCGGTGACTCAACAGGTGGTGCCAACACAATCAGATTTGAAGAAGGAACAGGTATACTTGCTTCTCTTGGAATCACGGCAGGTGTTAAGAACGGTGCTAAACTGTTACAGGACAAACACACCAACAGACCTATTTGGAACACAGCAGGTGAGAACAGACCCAACGGTTCTGTTTGGTTCAAGACGACTTCTGCCAACGCAGGTGCTAACATTGTTTCTAAACTTTACAGCACAGCAAGTGCGAGCTTCTCAACAGTTGCTTCACCACTTTATGCTAACAACCATTCAGCGATCTACAACCTAGACGCGGCGAACGGTGGAACTGCTCTATCAACAGGAACAATTTACACACAGTACAACGTGACTGAAGAGTCAATGACAGCGGCAGACAGTGCAGACACTACCCCGGCTCTTGCTGACTTCCAACTGTTCAGATACGAGGGCGGCGCAACAACTATCACAAGTTTGATTGCTTCACCTAGTTTCACAAGTGGAAACACTTTTGTGATACAGGAATCTGTCAAGAACCAAGAAGCTTTGAGCTCTTCTGTTACTGTGACACTAGGTGGCACGGGTGCTGACGACTTTATAGCGGCAGTGGCGGCGGCGGGACTGACTAACGTTAGTGCCTCTAAATTAGCTACTGGTGAGATCACAATGACACACGCACTGGGCGGTGAGTTCAGGATGTTTGACACATCAGGAACACCACTGGCAGATGCAGGTTTCAGTGCAACAACGGCACACAGTTATGGAACATACACAGCGAACAGCTCAACACTGATTGACAACTTGTATGATCTTCCAACAGGTGAGAGCCTTGACTCAAGTGCTAACACAGGTGTTTTAGCTTCAAACTTCAAGAGATTGAGCTACACCGCTTCAACAAGTTCACCAAGCAATGAACCAGCAGACGGTACACTATGGTATGACAGTTCTACAGACGAAGCAGACATCATGGCACACAACGGTACAACTTGGGTTGGATACGCAACAGCATACTCAACAACATCTCCAAATGGTCCACAGTTCTCAGCGACAGCACCGACTACACAGTCAGATGGTACTGCACTCGTAACTAACGACTTATGGGTTGACACAAGTGACCTTGAGAACTATCCAAAACTTTACAAATACAACACATCAGCAACAATAAGTTCAACCAACACAGCGAACCAAGTGGCAGTGACCACATCAGGTGCGGCGTGGGAACTTGTTGACAAAGCGGATCAGACCACAGAAGACGGTGTTGTTTTCGCAGACGCTAGATCACACACAGCGGCCGACAAGGCAGACTCACTGTCAACAGGCGGAGCGGGTACACCAAGTACCATCAAGAACCTTTTGAGTGATGGCTTCCTAGACCCAGATGCTCCAAATCCAGACCACTACCCACAGGGTATCCTGCTTTGGAACACCAGACGTTCTGGTTACAATGTCAAGGAATACAAAAACAGTTATATCACAACTACGAAATATCCAGGAAGCGGAACATCTGGTTTAGGTAACATCAGAACAAGCAATGAATCTGTGTCTACTTACTTCCCAGACAGATGGGTTACTAAATCAAGCAACAATGCTGACGGTTCTGGTGCATTCGGAAGAAAAGCACAGAGAAAAGTGATAGTTGAACAGATGAAATCAGAGATCGACACCAACCAAGCGATCAGAGAAGACCAAAGGGGATTCAACGTTATTGCTACACCTGGTTATCCGGAATTGATCCAAAACATGATCAACTTGAACACAGACAGGAACAACACGGCGTTTATAGTTGGTGACACCCCATTGAGATTGACAGGAACATCAACTGCAATACAAAACTGGGCCAACAACACGGCATCAGCACTTGACAACGGTGAAGACGGTCTAGTGAGTGCAAGTGATTACTTGGGTATGTTTTATCCATCTGGATTAACGACAGACAACACAGGCAAATCAATTGTAGTGCCGGCATCACACATGATGATGAGAACACTGGCAAACAACGATAACATAGCTTTCCCATGGTTCGCACCATCAGGAACTAGAAGAGGTATCGTTGACAACGCCACATCAGTTGGTTACATAGACACGGCGTCTGGAGAGTTCAAAACAATATCTGTGACTGAGTCTGTGAGAGATTCAATGCACGAGGTTAAAGTTAACCCAATAACCTTCTTCTCAGGAGCAGGCATAGTTAACTTTGGTAACTTGACAAAAACATCGTCAAGTTCAGCACTAGACAGGATAAACGTTTCAAGATTATCAGTGTATCTAAGAACACAACTAGATGCTGTTGCTAAACCGTTCATATTTGAACCAAATGATGAACTTACAAGGAATGAGATCAAAGGTGCGATCGAATCATTCTTGTTGGAACTTGTTGGTCAGAGAGCATTGTATGACTTCCTAGTAGTTTGTGACGACACGAACAACACACCTACAAGGATAGACAGGAACGAACTGTATGTAGACATAGCAATTGAGCCAATCAAATCAGTTGAATTCATTTACATACCGTTGAGAATTAAAAACACAGGAGAAATTGCACAATTAGGGAACTAATTTTGGAATAAATAGGAGACACAGATGGCAATATCAACATTATCAAAATTTACAGTACCTTTAAGCAACGATCAAAGTTCAGCATCACAAGGTTTGTTGATGCCAAAACTTCAGTATCGTTTCAGATTGATCCTGGAAAATTTTGGAGTATCAACACCAAGATCAGAACTAACAAAACAAGTGATAGACGTGACAAGACCCAGCTTGACTTTTGACACAGTGACACTAGATGTGTACAACTCAAAAGTATATGTTGCGGGTAAACACACGTGGGAACCTATCACAATCAATATAAGAGATGACGTGAACAACTCAGTTAGCAAACTGGTTGGTGAACAGATCCAGAAACAGTTTGATTTCTTTGAACAGTCAAGTGCGGCATCGGGTATTGATTACAAATTCACAACTAGAATTGAAATGCTAGACGGTGGTAATGGAGCAAGTACTCCAAACGTTCTAGAGACATGGGAACTTTACGGTGCTTATGTTGAGAACGTTAACTACAACACACTGGCATACGCAACTTCAGAACCAGTGACTATCACTATGTCAGTAAGATACGACAACGCTATACAGACACCACAGGGCACAGGAATCGGAACGGCAGTGGCTAGAACGATCGGTACACTCTCAACAGGTGGCGGACAGTAATAAACAAAATTAGACTTAGCATTTAATACATCGAAAGCGTCTTTATAGGCGCTTTTTTTGTGACTATAAATAACAGTATGCCAAGCATCAACAACTTCCTAAAAGGTTTCCAAGACGGTCTTCCGGGGATGAAGGACTACCAACACGCATCGCGATTGTACGTAGACAACAATTTCAAGCTGATGCCAAAACAGAAGTTCCTGTTCCACGTGGTTTTCAACACAGACGAGACTCTATTCGTGGACGGATTCAATCCCAACGAGAGATATGAACTGAACATGTTGGTCAAGGCCTGCGATCTTCCAAAATACAACATGAGCATGGAAGAGAAGACACAGTACAACAAGAAGATGTATACCGCGACCAGGATCGCGTACGAGCCAGTCAACATAACATTCCATGACGACCACGCAGACACGGTCAACGCATTCTGGAAGAAGTACTACGAGTACAACGTGGCAGACTCCGTTGGCATGAACAACGACATGACAATCTCCAACACCAAGGACGATTACTACGACTGGGGAGATGCAAGAGCAACAACAAAATTTGGTTTGGACACACCCAAACAATCAAAGAAGCCTTACCTCAAAGGCATAGAGATATTCGTGTTACACAAACAGAGGTTCACATCAATGACCTTGGTCAATCCTGTTATAGGATCATTCGCACATGACAACCTGGATCAGGCGGACGGTGCAGGCATCATGAACAACACAATGCAGATACTTTACGAGACAGTGATTTACAAGGCAGGCATAGTCAACAAAAACAATGTTCCTGGATTCGCGACCATACACTACGACCACTCCCCTAGCCCACTATCCATACTGGGTGGTGGTACAAACAGCATATTTGGACCAGGTGGCATCGTGGACGGCATAGGCTCAGTGATGAGTAACGTGCAATCAGGCAACATCCTGGGTGCGATACTTGGTGCGTCAAACACATACAACAACGCAAAGAAGATGAAGAAATCAGACGTAAAAGAA